CACATACGAGTGTATGGATGTGAAGCACAACATAGACGCTATCAAGAGTTTCTCCAACCCTGTTACTTACGAGTTGTCAGAGTTGCCCGAAGCCTTGAGCAGTGGAGTCGCCGTACTACAGATCATGGAACGTAAGCAGTACGCACAACGTGTTGGTATGAAGATTGATGACCGCACATTCTGGGTCGAAAAAGCATAACCATGACACCTATCGAATCATCCCCTGCTATCAAGAAGAATCTCAAGTTCTATGTGGACTGCATGAGCTTGTCGTTTCATGGAGGCTCACCGTACTCGGGTCTTACAACCAACTTAAACAAGATGGTGTTACAACACGGTGCGATCTACCGCATTGAGGTATTCCCAACGCACGTATCCGTTGATTGGTATAACGTTGAGGAAAACTTTTCACCTGCGCTCAAGCGTGGGTACGACAATGTCAACGACCTACCGAAGTGGGCACAAAAGAAGCTGGCAGTACTCATGGTGCTAGACCCAGACAACATCAACGAGCCGATTGACGAAGTCGGCAGACGTATCAGCAAGAACATCTATTGGATATTCAAAGGAGAAGATGATGAACAATGAACCAGCTTTCCCAAGTTTTGATTACATAACTCAAGAAGGTCGTGAAAATCCAAAAGGCATGACTTTGCGTGATTACTTTGCCGCCAAGGCAATGCAAGGAGTATTTGATAACCCAATTGATTCCACCGCAGATGGAAAAGATTACATTGCTTTGCACGCCTACAAAATGGCAGATGCAATGCTGAAAGCGAGGGAGAAATGACACCAACAAACAAACTGCGCTTTATTGAGCGCTCAATTCCGATATCCACATCAAACAATGGAGTCATTACTGGTACTCGTATAAAAGTACTTCAACAATGGTTTGCATACGACATCAATTACCCAACAGAAAAGGGCGAGTGGCGCGATGTGCCGACAGTAATGGAGGAGAAGAAATGAAAAAGTATTTCGGAATGATCGGCTACTGCATGACTCCGTTTGTCGTGAGCTATACCTTCTGGTACGTGGTCGGCGCAGGTATCTCTGCGTCATGGGACACGGCGACATGGACTAGGGAGTTAACAATAACGCTCGCTATCTGGGCGTGTGCTTTTGGCTTTGCTTTATTGGCTCGTATTGAAGGAGAAGTTCATGGACGCTATTGATTGGATTGTGGCAATCATTGTCACCTTGTTTGTTGTTGGCGGGGCTTTGGCTCTGTACGCTGACGCTGTGGGTAAACACCCTTGGGAGGATAAAGATGAAAATTGAAGATGTATTGAAACAAGCACTTGAGGCGTTGGGAACTTTGATTTATTCGACAGACTTTGATTTGGTTATCAAAGCCAAATATGACCTACGCCAAGCCATTGCAGTTATTGAAAAAGCACCGCCAGAAGCACAGACAGAAGCTGAGAAAACTGCATTTGCATTTGGCTGGTTTAAAGCATTAGAAGCACAACCAAAGGCAGAGCAATCGCCGCTGACGGATGAACAGATTGCCGAAATAAGTGTTGAGTGTGCAACAGTCACGCCAAGCGACATTTACTTTGCCCGAGCAATCGAGAAAGCTCACGGAATAGGAGATAAAGCATGAACACTTGGCCGTTCCCACCCTTTCCAAACCCAAAAGACACGGGTAATAAAACCCCCAAGTTCAACCCTGACAACCATGAGGATGCACCGATATGAGAGACGCTAAGAACAGGGATCGCATACGCTTCTTACTACTTCACAGTGAGAACGGACTAACTGTTAACGAGTTAACAGAACAGGTTGGTACGACCAAGGACAACATACGCAAAATACTTGCTAAATTGTATGGATGCTATATTGACCACTGGGTATCTTCTGGTATAGCATCTAAACAAGGTGGATCGTTATCTGCGGTGTGGAAGTGCGTCGAAGTACCTGCCCATGCACCCGATCCATCGGGGCGAGTGGAGAGTCTCAAGTCAACTGCGAAGATGCGTATCGTAGGTAGACCTTTGGACAAACGTAAAAGAACACCACTACCTAAACCGAGTGGCGATAGTAGTCCGACGACTACTGGCTTAACAAGATGGGCGTCACCACCACCGTGGGCGCAAGCAAGGGATTGATCATGGCAACAACACCAGAGGGCAAAGTAAAGAAGGAAGTCCGAAAAGTCTTAGATTCTTTGGGCGCTTATTACGTGATGCCAGTGACAGGTGGTTATGGGAAACAAGGCGCACCAGATTTCTTGGTGTGCCACAAAGGGCGTTTTATCGGCATTGAAACCAAAGCCGGTAAGGGCAAGCTAACTACTTTGCAGGAGATGAACCTCAAGAAAATCATCGAAGCAGGTGGACTAGCTTTTGTCGTAAGGGAAGACGACGTTAAATTTCTTCCGAATTTGTTAATCAACGGAGAAGTAAATGAGTAAAGAAACCAAAGCAGCTCGCATCATTGAGATGTACATCGAAGGGCGCAAACCAAGTTACATCGCTAAAACAGTCGGTGTGCCATCCAGCTATGTCTACGCAGTAGGTAGTAAAAACAAAAGCCTCATCCACAAAGCTAAAAGCAAACGGGCTGAAGTGGGGGTGAAAGAAACTGCACCGGCCAAAGAGAAATCCTCGGCTAAAGAAATCGTTATGTTGCGTTCGTCACTGAACACCGCACAACAAGTGTTGGAGGAACTCAAGGGCGAGAACGCCGTTTTGCGTCAAGATATTCACAAGCTCACTATCGCCTTGCACCGTCAAGCAGGTGTGGTGGACTACCTAGAAGGGCTCATTCATAGATATGAAAATGAAGAATGAACTAGACGAACGCTACTCGATGGGTTGGTCAGACTATAACGGTCTTTTTGACCCTAATCGAATCCTCGGTAAAGATGTGCGTATGACTATGGGGCCCCCCACGGTTGATGCAGACTTTTCAGTTGATTTTGGTGAGGGCGAAAAAGTAACAGACGATGATGAACAGTGACATTTATGTTTGCTGAAAATCCATCGTTCAGCGATAATCATCCGGACACGCAAGAGTGGGAAAGACATCAGTACGCACGACTAGCTATCATGATGTTAGACCGCTTGGACGTGAGTCCGGATGATGAGCACCGAGTACGTGCCATCGCCATAATGGTTCGTAAACTTGGAAACCTGAAGGAGTTACCGTATGAGCAAAAAGAAATTGACGATTGCCGAGCCAGCTATCAAAGAGAAAAAGAACGGCAAGATCCATCCAGCACCTAGCAAAGCTTGGTCACATGACCAAGTAGAAGCCAAGGAACACATCGAAGACAAGAACGCTAAACGTGGATTTGTCACCAGCGAAGGCAAATTTGTCGGTCGCAAGAAAGCCGCCAAGATCGCCGAGAAGTCTGGGGAAGTCAAAGACAAGTCGATCAAGAAGCTTCATTCGAGTGACCTGCGTAAATCGCTAGGAATAAAGAAGAAGGTACTTAAATGAATGATGAAGACTACCATGCAGTTTGCACGATGTTGGCAATGCTTGGGTTGTTAAAGGGTACTACCAGCTATGACGACGTGGCTAAACATGCGTTCGTAGTTGCAGACAAAATGCTTGAAGAACTCAACGAGCGCCGAAACAAAGAACCAGAAGAAGGAATAGTGGCCATCAAGAAGCCACGTAGAACCAAAGGAGAAGTTGATGGATGAATTTAGCTTTTTAGCTGATGATTGGTATCCCTCGTGCTTCAATAGCTACAAACAGTACACTGAGTGGAGGAAGTACGCCAACTACACAGGTGTTAATGGCCGAAGCTATTGCATCGACTGTACGAGGAAGTACAAGTACGAGATGGGGTTAGAGAAACGATGTGATCCACCAAGACACATCTTGCTCATGATCAAAAAAGGGTTGCTACCCAAACTTGAACTACCAATAACTTAAGGAGAAAAAGGTGCTGAAAGACTTAAACCCAACAACACGCATGTTCCCTCGCAGGATGCAGGATGCGTTCAAAGATGACATTGAAAACGCGCAGTGGTTTTATCCGCCCGAGAAGAACGACACACTGGCAAACATCGCAATGGGCATAGCGGCTACGTTCATGTGGATCGCTATCGCATACATACTGGCAAAGAACTGAGGTGGGTATGACAAATGCTATGGAGAAGCAAGTCGGCGGAGATCACTACAAGAAGTTAAAGATTCAACCAGTAAAGTTTATCCATGCCAACAACATTGGTTACATGGAAGGCAACGTCATCAAGTACGTTAGCCGCTGGCGGGACAAGAACGGTATCGCTGATTTGGAAAAAGCAAAACACTACATTGAAATGTTGATTGCTCTGGAGAAGGAAGAATAATGGACGAAGAACTAAAACTACGTATAGAGAAGCTAGAGAGGACAGTAGACGCCCTGTGCGTCACTAACTTTCTCACAGAGAATGAGGACGGGGATGAAGAGGTGCGCAACGAATCAGTACGCCACATAAACGCACGGGCACGGCACTTCAAAGCCAAGTGCAAAACGTATGCGGAGTACGGCGAGTTGCATAGCCAATTTTTATTACTGCAAGCAAAAATAAAACTAATTGCGGAAGACTACCCCGAACTGAAAGAGGACATAAACAAATGGATTTGATCACAATAGACTTTGAGACGTACTACGACAAGTCGTCGTTTAGTTTGTCCAAGCTAACAACTGAAGAGTACGTGCGGGATAGCCGCTTTGAGGTTATTGGTGTCGCCATCAAGATCAATGACAACGAGACTGAATGGGCGAGTGGCTCACACGAAGAACTTGGCACATGGCTACGTTCCTTTGATTGGGACAACGCCATGCTACTCGCACACAACACGCTGTTTGACGGGTTCATCATGTCGGAAGTATTCGGTGTGTACCCCAAGGCGTATGCGGATACTCTGTGCATGGGTCGTGCCCTGCACGGTGTTGAAGTCGGTGGTAGTCTGTCGGCTATGTCTGAGCGTTACGGCATCGGAGTGAAAGGTTCTGAGGTCAACAATGCGTCGGGCATGCGTCGTGGCGATTTCACCGAAGAGGCGCTGAGTAGGTACGGCGACTACTGTATCAACGACGTGGAGTTAACTTACAAGCTGTTCAAGGCTATGTTGGCTAAAGGCTTCCCCAAGATGGAGATGAAGCTCATCGACTTGACGTTGCGTATGTTTATCACACCTAAGCTTGAGTTGGACTTACCGATGTTGGAGCAACATCTTACGGAGATACGTGAGAAGAAGGAAGCTCTCCTGCACGAAGCTGGCGCGGACAAGGACAACCTGATGTCTAACCCGAAGTTCGCCGAGTTGCTCAAGGGGCTTGGGGTTGAGCCGCCTACAAAAATTAGCGCGGCTACGGGCAAAGAGACGTTTGCTTTCTCCAAGAACGATGAGGGGTTCAAGGCTCTCATGGAGCATGAAGATGTTAGGGTGCAAGCGCTTGTCGCCGCACGCCTGGGTATGAAGTCAACGCTTGAAGAAACAAGAACTGAACGGTTCATAGGTATTGCCAAGCGCGGCAAGATACCAGTGCCTTTGAAATATTACGCCGCACACACCGGTCGATGGGGTGGTAGCGACAACTTAAACTTGCAGAATCTGCCCTCACGTGGTGCTAACGCCGGTAAGCTGAAGAAAGCGATCATCGCCCCTGAAGGATACATGCTGATTGATGCTGACTCTAGCCAGATCGAAGCTCGTGTGCTGGCGTGGCTCTCAGGACAAGACGACTTGGTGCAAGCGTTTGAGGAAGGTAAAGATGTCTACAAGATCATGGCTACTGCTATATATGGCAAGAATGTTGAAGAGATCACCAAAGAAGAACGGTTTGTTGGGAAGACAACGATTCTCGGGGCGGGGTACGGTATGGGGGCGGTCAAGTTCCAAGCCCAACTTAAATCCTTTGGAGTTGCAATTGAACTGGAAGAAGCTCGTAGGATCATCGAAGTCTACCGAGATACGTACCCTCAGATTGTTGGCCTCTGGCGAGAAGGTCAAGTAGCGCTACAAGCAATCACCAAAGGCATGAGCGCCCCACTGGGTCGTGAAGGTGTACTGGAGGTGTTACCTGCTGATCGTGCTATCCGGCTGCCCTCGGGTCTGTTGATGCGCTATGACAACTTAATCCCTGTCAAAGACGAATCAGGTAAGCAACAATACCAATACAAAACCCGCTACGGATGGAACAAAATCTACGGCGGTAAAGTCATCGAGAATGTATGCCAAGCAATCGCACGGTGCATCATTGGTGAGCAGTTGATCAAAGTATCTAAACGATACCCTGTTGTGTTGACAGTACATGACGCTATTGCGTGTGTAGTACCAGAAAGCGAGGTTGAAGATGGACAACGATTTGTCGAAGAATGTATGCGCTACCGTCCCGTTTGGGCATCAGAGTTACCAGTTAACTGTGAGTCTGGATCAGGGAAGTCCTACGGGGATTGCTGAGGTTTCGATGCAGTATGCCAAGGCTTTGGCAGAGTCGATGCGGATGACCAAAGATCAAGTCTCTGCGGCAATACTTGGTGACCCCATGTACGCCCGTGGCGATTTTGATGTGGAAGTAAATTTTGGAGGACACAATGGAGTCATATCAGGAAGCCCCAATGACAAGCTCGGCGGATCGGGTGAAGTTACTGAAGTTAGTTAACGAGAGCCTGCGGGAGTACGCAGAACATCTTTCTATTGGAGCGCCCTTGAGGTGTGATGATTTTGATGTGGAAGTAAATTTTGGAGACACAGATGACACAACCGACAATACAAGAACTCGAAAAGATGTTGCTGGATATTAGTAGCATGGTCAGTTTACCAAATGGCACTCTCGGGATTTTGCCTAGCAAGTTGCTTGTGAGTCCATCTGCTTATGAACTTGCCATGAGGGAGGGGGATAGGCTTCCCCAGTATGCTTTTGATGTGGAAGTAAATTTTGGAGATCAAAACTGTGACACTGACAAGTAAGTTGCGTTCGTGGTCGTATTCAAGTATCAAGCTGTTCGACCAATGCCCCAAGAAGTACTATCACCTGCGTGTGGTCAAGGATGTATCGGAGCCGCCTACCGAGGCGATTACGTATGGCAAGGAATTCCATTCTGCCGCTGAACATTACATTAGGGATAACACCCCCCTGCCATCACAGTTTGCATACGTCAAGAACGCACTGGATAACTTGAAGCAGTTACCTGGAGAGAAGCACTGTGAGTTTGAGATGGGTTTGACTGAGGATCTTGAGCCGTGTGGGTTCAAGGACAAAGCCGCATGGTGGCGTGGGGTCGCCGACTTGTTGATCATCAACGGCGATGAAGCTCGGTGCATTGACTACAAGACTGGCAAATCTGCCAAGTACGCTGATACTGACCAATTAGAACTAATGGCTATGGCAATATTTAAGTTCTTCCCACAAGTTAAGCGAGTCAAGGCGGGCCTGCTGTTTGTTGTAAGCAAGAATTTCATCAAGGGTTCGTACGATGCCGCAGACGAAGGTCGCCTGTGGGAAAAATGGTTGACGCAGTACGGTCGCATGAAGGTTGCGTACGACAACAACGTATGGAATCCTCGCCCGTCAGGGCTTTGCAAAAAACACTGCTTAGTTTTAGAATGTCCGCATAACGGAAGGAACTGAAATGCCGTATGTAAACAAGCCGCGCCCATACAAAAAAGAATACCAGCAACAACTCGAACGTGGTGAGGGTAAACGCCGAGCAGAACGTCAACGTGCGAGACGTTTGGTGGATAAACTATACCCCGACAAAGACCACAACAAGGAAGCCGACATCCGCCAAGGCAAAGATGTTGCCCACGTGAAGGCACTTGATAAAGGTGGTTCCAATAAGCAGGGGTTGTTCATCGAAAGCGCATCGGGCAACCGGTCGTTTAAACGTGATGCAAAGAGCAACCTCGTTGGCGAGAGAAGCAAAAAAGAAAAAATTGCTGGCAAAAAAGATAAAGGCTCTCGTATAATTCGACCATAATTGTGCAGATGTAAGGTGTGGGTGATCTGCACAGCGGCGTTTATTCTGGTTTGTGCCGCCCTTTAACTACATCAACTGATGCTACCCTTTCACACCCTTTCAGGTAGTGAATCAGTCGGCGACTCGGAAAGACGAGTATCTATACCCTGAAGACCGCTTTCAGGGTGTTGTGCTATGTATAACAGGAGAAGGGAAGAGATGGAAATTGTGGACAACAAAGTGCTGGTGCTAAACCTGCGCAACCCAAACAAAGTAACTACAGTCATCCCAAAGAGCAAACAACTTGACGGGAATCGTGTTGCCGTGAACTGGGGCCTAGACGAAGCTCACGTATTAAAAAACCTACAAATTCGCAACGTACCATCCCCCATCATGGGCAAGTACGAGTGGACGGGGTTGCATAAACCGTTCGACCATCAAAAGACAACGGCGTCGTTTCTGACCATGCACAAACGTGCGTTCTGTCTCAACGAACAGGGCACAGGCAAGACGGGTTCAGTGATCTGGGCGGCTGACTACTTGATGCGTATCAACCGAATTCGCCGAGTGCTGGTGATCTGCCCTTTGTCAATCATGGAGTCCGCTTGGAGGGCTGACCTCTTTAAGTTCGCTATGCACCGCACCGTTGACGTGGCGTATGGATCAAAAGAAAAACGTACCAAGATCATCAACTCAGGCGCTGAGTTTGTGGTCATCAACTTTGACGGCGTAGAGATCGTGCGTGACGCCAT